TCAAGGAATGGTGTTTACTCCTAAACGAGGTGAGACCCTACTTGGATATTTTGACCGAGGTACTGACTTACTACAACAAGGTACTGGTTTAGTTCTTAAACCGTTGAATATGGTCACCGATGGTCTTGCAGGTGGTATCAATTGGCTCGGTGAAAAAGCAGGTGACAACTTCTTGGGTTCAGGGATTAGAAACTTTGGCGGGTTAATAAACAAGACAGGTGATTATTTATTTGGGGATGGGCTGACTAGTGATGGTCAACCAGGTGCAAGAACCTTGAATAGTTTGATCTGGAATGTGCCTGATGACATAGCCAATACTATTGGTGGTGGCATAACAGGAAATTGGGATGTTGCTTTAGATGGGGCAAGGGGCTTACTTGGCGCGCCTGTAGAGCTTTTAGGCAATGCTTTGTCAGTACCCATGAGCTTGGCAGTAGACACCTTTGGAGCCGATAAGGTAAGTTTTAATGCTACTGGTAGTGGTGGCGGTGGTGGTGGTGGTGGAGGAAGTGGTAGTAGCTCATCTAGAAGACCTCCCCAGAGAAAAAGGAACCCCATAAATATGGTGGGTAATAAAAACAAAAATGATGGCAGAAACACACAAGGTGTAAAATCTGTGGGTGGCGGCACCGTTGCATACAGTGGTCAAACTTATGACATGAACACTGCCGATGGTCAGGCTAAGCTGCTTGAGAAGGGTGGGGTTTCCACACTCATGGAAGCTCTTTCAGAAGCTGGTGCCGAGAACCTGTTGTCAGATGCTCAATTTATGGCAGCTGCTCCCATGAGTATGCCACCTGGTACTGCACCTGGGCAAGGTGGTAGCAATGTACCATTAACAAGCACAAAAGCTGACAGCTCTTCACTAGGCGAAAATTTTGCCGAGAAGCAGGGTGGTGGTAATAAGAAACAAGTAGTAGTCAAAGAGGAAAATATTGAGAACCCGATAGATAGCCATCCGAAGGCACTACCTGTGCCAAATGCCCCCGACCCAAAACCTCAGCAAGAAGATAAGAGGACTAGCGGAATAAGCTTTACTGAAAATGATGCTCCTTCCTTTGCATGAAGAGAATAAAGGAGTTTCTAAAAGTAATTTATCGGGAGAAGGGCGAGCTTAGCTCAGTAGCAGTATTTTTTATTTTAGCTAACGCCATATGGAAGGTTCTTCCTTATTGGTTGCTAGCTAAGGAGATTGATCGTTTAGAGTGGAAACGCAGATATAAAGTTTGCCTCAGATGCCCGATATTCGATGCCGAGCTTAAAAGGTGTAAGCCTTTTGATAATTCAACTCGGGGGTGTGGATGCTATACACCTTTCTCGAACTTAGTTTATGAAGAATGCTGGGGAAGACTTAATTATGGAAAAGCCATCGGATGGTCTGGGTATGATCCGGAGTCGTGGCTTGAGCGTGTTCGTTATGGACAGGGAAATAAAACTCGAAGGGGATCAGTGGAGAAACGAGATTGGACTATTTGACGAACTGGAAGAGGCAGTAAAATCACTTCTTAAACTTGAAGTGAAAGCCCTAGCCCCTAAAGGGCTAGAAAATATTGATGTAAAAATAGAATTGGTTGGAAAGAAATGAAGGGCGTAAAAGCGCCCGATTACATCCGCGAGTTTCGAGCGGTTGCAGGTGGTACGGGTTGGGATATTAAATTCTTCTCAGAGCTAATGGGTTATCAAAATATCGGGCTTAGATTAGCAAAAAATGGAGATTTGCCGAAATTCGGAAGAAAGGCCGACAATGAGAGTGATGCCAGGTTATTGTGTAATGAATGGAACAGGTGGCTCAGAACAGAATCCATACATTCATCTGGCAGTCGGAAGAAACGCTCATCATCGCGGAAGTAGTGGGTGAAAGCTTCGACTGGAAAACCTTTTTTTACTTTTACGAACTAGGGCATGAATACGTGTTTTCGGTCATGCCTCAAATTAGGAGTTTTATAGACATATATGCAGAATGAAAAGAAACGTACCTCTAAAAAGAAAAAAGCCCATGAAGAGGGTATCGAAGAAAAGACAAGCCGATTTGAAAGAATACTCTCGGAAGCGATTGAACTTCCTAGCCACATTGCCATTATGCGAGGTTTGTGGAAAAGAAAAAAGCAAAGACGTTCATCATCGAAAAGGCCGAGGTAAGTACTACCTAGATGAGGATACTTGGTTGGCTACGTGCCGAAGTTGCCATGATCGGATCCATAAGAATCCGATTTGGGCAAGGGAAAATGGCTTTTTACTAGACCGATACGTCGATTAAAATCAATAATGTAACCATAACGAGCAAGATATGTTCACAGCTCATCATCTTGAGCCTCTTCGATACTAGGTTTTTTTAGCCTCCTAATATCTTCACTTGCTTGATCTGCTTTTCTGCGGGCGTCTGTTTCAACGTCTATGCAGAGGTTACGCCATTGCTCTAATGAACGTATGCGATCTTGTACTGTTACCCCAAGGGTATCAGGTGCATATTCCCCATATGTCAGTGCATATGTCATTTGATTATCAATATATTAACCAATTTCTGTAAAGTAATCAAGATAAATAGGTTACGCCTAGCACATATTTGACACAAATTTATGCAACATTTAACACATGGGTGTGTCATTTCCCTCAGTAAGACCATGTGCCTAGCTAAGGTATTTAAAAAATGACTAAAGCCAACTGCCTTTAGCAAACGGAAAAATCCTAGTGTTTATGCGGTCTACAGCCCGATTTTGTAAATTAAAAATTCACAAAATCGATGTGCGTTTTGTGAAAGCGTACGGATTTACTCATTCACATGGTTGGCATGGAACCATAAAAGGGGGGGGACTATAGGGGGGGGATTTAAGGAGGCAATGCATTGAGTAAAGTAAGTACTATACTTTACTGTAAGTATAATCATTAATCTTTTATGTTTATTGCCCTTACAATTTTTTTCCTTTCGTAAAATCTAATGAATAACGACCTACTGCTATCCACTTCGGGGTTGTTAAATCTTTTGATTCAAGCATTTCAATGCAGGTCTCAATCGAGTTTTGTGCGAAATTGTTTATTGGAATCCCTCCTAGCTTTTCGCACATAGCTAGAATTTTAGAGTAGCATTCGTCTGATACGCGAATGCCTATTGATTTTTCGGGTTTTGTCATAATGGTGAGGGATTATTAGCGTGTTAAGATCTACTATAAATTATTTTATACCACTAATGTCAATACATTATTTTCACCTTATTACACCTGTAATTGTGTTTTAGTATATTTTTTTGCAATATGCTAAATTAATCTATTGACTGAGGTGGCATTAACCGCCAAAAGGTTTCCCATGAGTGATACACAAGTGAATAGAATTGTGAAATTGAGTGACACCTATAGCCTCACAGAGGCAGCGTCCAAGCTAGGTTTTGACTCATTTCGTAGTGTGAAACACTTAGTCAAAAAAGGAGTTTTAAAATCCTACAAGACAAAGTTTTCGAAATATCAGCGCGTCCTCAAAAAAGAAGTTGAGGCACTAACAGAATTGGAAGAAGCATGAAAAATATTTATCAAGGATTGAAGGCTCCATTCGAGGAGAAGGTGGTACACTGGCGCGTTGGTCAAATGACTAAAGACGGCAAAAAAGGTAGTGCGTTAGCTTACATTGACGCGAGAGACGTAATGAAACGACTCGATGACGTCGTTGGGTTTGAGAACTGGTCTGACGATTACTACGAGACAAAAACAGGAAGGCTCCTATGTACTCTTTCTTTAAACATTGGTGATGGGTGGGTGTCTAAGGTCGATGGGGCAGGGGACACTAACATTGAGGGCGTTAAGGGTGGAATCAGCGATGCATTTAAACGCGCAGCTGTTAAGTGGGGGATCGGAAGGTACCTTTACTATCTTCCAGTCTCTTGGGTGGCTGTTGAAAATCGCAGGATTGTCAGCCCACCTAAATTACCTAAGTGGGCATTACCTAAGCCTGCAAATGAAAAAGTGGCGGATCTATCGGGATGGGAATAGTAAAAAACGCTCGAGCTTGGAAGGGTGTCCCGAAAATGTCGGGTTCATCAGTCTACGAAAACATGCTATGCAAAGCTCGCTTCAAATCCTCACAGAAATTTAAGGATTACGACACATCGGATGCAACTCAAGGAACCGAGCTGCATTCATATATGGAAAACGGAACACCTGTGGATGAGATCATGGATTCTAGCCATGCTTATATCATTGCTGAATGTCGAAGGATGGAGTCGGAAGTTACTAAGTTATTTGGGTTACGCGGGGAAGTTGTCCGCGAGGCTCGCTTGTGGTTGCTTGATCAGGGCGTTGGCGTCCTCTCTGGACAGATCGATTACTTGGAGGTCGATGGAGAGGATGCTAGCGTCATTGATTATAAGATGCTCTACGGCCAGTATGAGGAGGCTGCTAAAAATAAGCAGTTACAGGTTTATGCTACCTTGGTGATGCAGAACTACCCTCAGGTAAAACGCGTGAGGGTGGCTCTTCTTCAACCTGCATTAGGGAAGTGGACACAGGGTGTTATGCACAGAGATCTGTCGGAAATCTTAGCCGAGAAGCTGAAAAAGTTAGCTATCGAGGTTGAGGCAGAAGATGCACCCATGACTGCAGGCGCAGCTCAATGTAAATACTGCAAGGCTTTAGCACACTGCCCTGCGGCTTATAAATTAATCAAAGATGAAATTAATAAAGAAACTGATATGGAGAATATATCTAACGAAGAATTGGCTGAAAAAATGGAGCTGGTCGGGTTTATCGAGCGGTACGCGAAAAGTATTAAATCTACTGCGAAAGGCAGGCTTGAGAACGGTGTTGATGTTCCTGGTTTTAAGTTGCGGAACACTGGAAGTGTTACTTCCTTTGACGCTGTGGGTGCGTCTGAAATTCTGTTTTCTGCGAATCTGCCTGTTTCGAGCTTCCTGCAAGCTACGAAGATCTCTGAGCCAGACCTAATAAAGATTTGGGCAGAGCATACTGATCAGTCAGATAAAGACGCAAAGAAGGATCTTAGGACTCGCCTCGAGCAGGTCATGTTTCGAAAAGAAAAAGCCAAGTCTGTATCAGCAGCATGAAAGCATTTTTCATAAAATGTAACCCACCAAGATCCACTGCACAGTCATCTAAACGAGTAGGAGTAAAAAAGAATGGAATACCATTTTCGTATACCACAGCCAAAGGAAAGCAACAGCAAGCAGACTTCGCTAGTCTCCTTATGCCTTATGTCCCCGAGAGACCTCTCGAAGGCCCTTTGGCGCTTACTATTATATACAAGTTCCCTTTTCTTAAGTCTGAGAAACGAGCAGTCAAGGACAAGGGCTGGACTTGGCACTTTACTAAGCCTGATGCCGATAATCTGGTCAAAATGTTTCAGGACTGCATGGGAAAGTTGCTTTTTTATAATTCGGACGCTCAAGTTGTGGATCTTCAGATTCAGAAAATAAGATCTCAGGATGCAGGTATTTACATCTGGTTAAGGGAGGTTGATTGTGGCTAATCGTGCCAATGTAATATTTAACGACTTTGTCGAGGCTAGGCTCGAGCTTCTTTGTGACATGACGAGCCTTTCTAGACCTGCAGTGTTTCTAGCTGCTCTTGCAGAATACCGAAAAGATATTCAAGTGACTGAGCAGAAGCCTAAGAGGAAAAGAAAGCCTAGGCAGGGCAAAACCTTAGGCGGAGGAAATAAGCCCAAGGATGCAAAGGAAGTCGTTGAGTTTTTTCGCAGTAAGAAAATTCCCGAGCCTGTGGAACCTAAAGCACAGCTTTTTTACGATCACTACCAAAGTGTTGGGTGGGTACTCAAGGGAGGCAATTCGATCAAGGAGTGGGGATCATGTTTAACTACTTGGCTAAAAAACAATGCTGATTGGAGACCAATCCCCGAGGCAGATAAAAACGAGATTAATTTAGATGATTTTCTAGATTGGGCTTCAGAAAACCGAACTCCTGTTTACGAAAAATTTAAAAATGCCAAAAGCATCGAAGATATAGGGCAACTTTACCTAGATGAATACATTGAAAATCAGTAGCGACATTCAGGCAGAGGAAGGATTGCTTTCAACCATCTGCCGAGACACTTCACTCATTGATGAGTGTATAGATAGTGGGGTCACCATAGATTGGTTCATAAGTCCTTTAAATCAGGAAATTTGGACGTCCATAACTGAAGCTCCTAGAGAATCTGACATAATCGATGTAGATGTGATGCTTATGTTTGAGGGCGAAAAAAGGTCAGATGTGCAGGAGGTATTAATGAGATGTGACACCTCACGCATGTTTGGTTCTTACTTTGAGAAATGCAAAGAGGACTTTCGTAAGCGCTGTTTAATGCGCTTAGTTATGGAAGTTCAGGACGAACTGCATGGGTGTACTTCAGACAAGCTAGTGGAGAGGGTTGAGCATAAACTGACTCAAATTTCATTAAGTAGTAAAGATGATATTAGGCATGCACATGACATCGTTGACTCCATGTGGGCTGGCATACAGAAACGCATGGAGGTTTCTGGAATGTCAGGTATTCCTTCAGGAATCACGCAATTAGACTCGTACACTTATGGTTGGCAACCTAGCGACATGATTATACTAGCTGCTCGAACTTCAGTCGGGAAAACTGCGTTTGGGTGTGAGTTAGCATTGTCCGCGCTAAAGCACGACAAGAATGTTTTATTTTTCAGTTTGGAGATGAAAGCTGAAGCCGTAATGCAGAGAATGATATCTAATATATCCGAGGTTCCACTCGGTTACATCGTTGATCGAACAGCCCGGGAATCTGACATAGAGATGTATCAAAAGGCTATGAGTTGGATGAAGACTAAGAACCTTTGGATCGATGATCGAGGCTCTGTAAATTCTGCTCAAGTTAGATCTAAAGCTAGGAAGCTAGCTAGAAAGGGATTGGACTTTATCGTGCTAGATTATGCTCAGAAGATGACCCCAATGGATCCTAGGATCCCAAGGGAGCAGCAGGTTGCTGAGATTGCAGGATCAATTAAGTCATTAGCTATGGAGCTTAATATACCCATCATTCTTTTAAGTCAGTTAAATCGAGGGGCAGACGAGTTAAATCGTAAGCCTAGATTATCAGACATTAGGGAGTCAGGAGCATTAGAACAGGATGCGGATGTAGTAGCAATGCTATGGCGAAAAAATGACGACCCCCAAGAAACTATTATTTCAATAAATAAGCAGCGGCAGGGAAGGTGTGGCGATGTCGAGGTCTGCTTCGAACCAAAAATCCAAAAATTCACACAGAAACCAAGATTAAATTAATATGAGTTCATATAGTAAATCCATGTTGATGGGCAGGCTCACTGCCGATCCTATTACAAAGCAAATCGGGGATGCAACACTTTGCACTTTCTCGCTCGCAGTTAATAAAACCCGAAAGGGCGAGAAGACTGTAAAATACTTCGACTGCGAAGCTTGGAGGCAAGTAGCTGATTATATCGCAAAGTTTGCCAAGAAGGGAGATGCAGTTTACTGCGATGCCGAGATTGAGCAAGATAGTTACGAGGATAAGAATGGTAATCCTCGTACAAAGTTTAAGTTTGTCGTCACCCCCATGACATTCGGGTTCTGCGCCAAATCTAAAACTGATGAGCCTGCAGCTACTCCTGCTCCAGTTGGTGTGGCTCCATCGGATGACGATGAGGATGTCCCTTACTGATGGCTACTAAGCTATTAAAGAATGTAACTCGGGAAACCGAAGCCGATGATGGGAATGGGCGTAACTTAGTTGTTACGCTCAACCCCACCTCGGGGACGATTGACTTTAAGCCTAAAGGCAGAACAGCCAAAGCTATAGTTAGTTTACCGATCTCTAAAATTTATCAACTAGTCAAAAACGCACAATGACTGAAAAGAAAATAACTGAAGAAGATGCCCAGGAACGCTGGAAGAAACTGAACGCAGAGGAAAAAATAACTGTGATCGCCAATAATGCTATGAGCCGAAACGAAGCCTATGAACGCTTTGAGTCGTGCTTGCAGAAAATTGAGACGATTGCCCTCAAGTTAGAGAATATGGAGCTTAAGCTAGGCTTGAAGAAAGCCGATGACAAAGCAGAGTGATTACATGGGGGGAGGGGGACAAGTTCCCCTCCCTGCCCATTATACACTACAGAATTTTCAGAAGTTTAAAAAAGAGGTGGATCTAGCATTTGATCTTTTTTGGGAGAAAGACCAGATCAGAGGCTTTGATCAGGATGGGAAAAGAATTGGCACAGGTATCCCGAGGGTGAAACCTAGAAATCTGCGTTACAATGAGTACGCGCTTTGAGATACATCATCTTGAAGCATATCGATTCCTATTAACGTCTTTAAGTAATCCCGAGAATACTCACTTGGTAGATCTCGAGGAGTACGATGGATTTGGAGAATGTAGTTGCGAGTATTTTCATTTTAAACTCGGCCCTAAGTTAAAGGCTGGAAAAAAACCATTAAAAGTATGCAGACATATCAGATCAGTCAGGCAGTTAATTCAGAAGAATTTACCTTCCCCTCGGTAATCGGGCTTACCGGCCCGAAGGGCGTCGGGAAGTCAACATTCGCAGAGAAAGTAGGTGGTGAGTTAATAAGCTTATCCTCACCTATAAAAAAAATGCTAGAGGTAATAATACCTGCAAAATTTATCTATGATAAAAAGGAGGATCAGATTCCAGGGTTCCCAGAAGGAGTGACAGCTAGACACTGTTTACAGACTTTGGGGACTGAGTGGGGGAGAGCGATGCACCCAAACATATGGATCACCCCTGTATATGAAAGGATATCAGATCTAATTGCCTGGGCTAGTGCAACAGAACATAAAAGCTTCCGATGCATAGTAGATGACATCCGATTCCCTAATGAGGCAAAGATGATCCACGATTTAGGGGGAGAGGTATGGAGAATTAAGAGAGATAGCTTTGAGCCATTAGAAGATAGTCACTCAAGTGAGTGTGGATTACCAGAGGATCAAATTGATAAGGAAATAATAGTATGAGCTTATTCGCAGAAATAAATGATGACTACATAAACACAAGTTGTGTTACACATATTAATTATAGAACAAAGACTGAAGTGGATCTTTATCTAGTCGGTGGACATAAGATTGTGCTAACCCAATCTGAGGCAGAAAACTTCATGCGTCAGGTAGATGAATATGAAAAATCTCAAGCTATAAGAGACCTTACATACAAGGTTGAGGGAAGGTTAGATGATATCATAACAGAGCTAGCAAAAATAGCTGACAGAGTTTGAGGCTAGAACTTACAGAAGCAGAGTACAACCTCTGCCAAATACTAGGCAGAATGAGGAGTCTCATTAGCCGAGGCACTGGTGTGAAGGATGCCAAAATGGGAAAGCAAGATGGCTCGGAAGCAGATGTGATGGGAGCAGTAGCTGAGTATGCATTCGCAAAAAAGTTTAACTGCTTCCCTGACTTTGCACCTGAAGCTAGAAGCGGAAGTTACGATGGTGTTCTTAAGGGCAACAGGTACGACATTAAGTCATCCCACTACCCTAATGCTAGGCTATTAAGTACACTAAAAGTTAACCCTGATGTTGACTTTTATGTTTTGGTCATCGTGGACGGAAGGGCTGTGGACATCAAAGGTTGGGCTTGGAAAAAAGACTTAATTAAAAACGAAAACATAAGAGATCTCGGGCATGGCCCTGGGTATTGCCTGGAGCAATCAGAATTAAAGGTGTTTCCAGAGTAACCTATTTAACTTGATTACTCCCATTCATGCATTTAAATTATCAAAATGGGAATAACATATAATGGGGTAGAGGTATCAAGTGTTGTCTTTAATGGGACAGCAATTGATAGTATGGTATTTAATGGGCAGACAACTTTCACATCTCAGACAGTTGAACTCAGCCAGGTGGTTCCATCAGGAGGAGATTCTAGTAGTCTAAGTGGTGCTGCTGATGGAAATCTGTTTTTAACTAACACTTTAGCTGCAGGACAGGAAGCCACTATACTCGAGAATCAGTATGCTTCTGAGATTCTTGCAACATCTTACTCAATATCCGGAATTTCCTATACTGGCGGAAATGCAGTGGTTGAGCTTCAGTCAATTATAGACGACCCAGCTGCATCCTGGGAGACAGTTGACGTTTTTAATGTAATTTCTGGCCCACAGGATTTCAGTGGCACAATTAACACTGCAGCAAAATCATTTAGGATTCAGGTAATCAGTAGTGATAATGACGGTCAGTTAGCTATTGACTCTTTTTACATCGGAGTCACCGAATATGACTCAAGCGACCCCGATACAGCCTCGCAAACAGAGGCACCTTCTGGTGGGGAGCTAACATCATCCGAGACTCAAGATAATGTATTTTTTAATACAGTTGTATCTTCAGGTTCTGCATTTGATATTTTGAAAAAATCTTACCCTGAGAAAGTTTCCTTAACAGGATATAATATCACAGGGCTTTATTTCTCGGGTAGCAATCAAGGAGACCTCTCGACTGCCTCCCTCCAGGCAAGTGATGATGATGTAAATTGGAGCATTGTTGCCAACTTTAGTCTTACCGATGGCACCCGAAAAGACTTCTCTGACACTAATTTAAATATAGAAGCTAGATACTTTAGGTTAAGAATGTCTTCTTTTGTACAAAATGGTTATGCTTCACTTGACTCACTTCAACTGAATGTTCAGCCTCTTTCATCAGACGTGATTGATGATGTATCAAGTCTAGTGACTGAACCTGCAATTAGCGAGGGTCTTGGACAAGCCCTAGCGATCAACGACACTGAGACTAGAATTGCAATATGTGGGGGGCAACTTGGGAACGAGAAGATTGTCATTCATGAGCTTAATGATGGTGTGATCGGTAATCAAATAGGTGGATATATTTCCTACTCACCTTTTGATTCACCTGGTGGAACTTATGGTTTTGGGAAATATGACCTTATTAGAATTTCTGATGATGGGCAAACGGTTGTCATTGTTCTTACTAACCTAAAACTTTACGTATATAAATTATCCGGATCCCAGGAGTGGCAACTTTTCGCAACCCATGCCAACCCAGCTAACGACATTAGCTCACTCTATATGAGTCCGGATGCGTCCGTGATTTCGTGGGGTGATCCTTATTATGGTGGCTCCTCTCAGGGTAGGGTTAGTTGGGTGCGTTCAGATGACAGTTATACAAATGTATATTATGTACAAAGAACCCTCACGGATGATCACCCCTTTGAAAATTTTGCTTTTGATTATTATGGATATGGCAGTCTTAATGGATTTATCCACGAGGGCAAACAGTATTTATTTATTCCTGCCCATGGGAATGGTCACAGCGGCGACACTGCTCGGGTGGATGGTGAACGAAGAGGACTCGTGGATCTTTATGTATCCAATGATGGAAATGCTACATTCACATTGATTAAACAATTTGTGGGATTAGATTCACCCGATACTTCTAATGAGCAGATCGGTTATGGTATTGCAGCAAACTTTGCAACAAATGGTAATCTTGTCGTGCGTGTATTAGGTAGCAGGTTCAGTGACGCTAGTCTGAATGAGCATATTTATGAGACAGATCTTTCTGACACATCTAGCCTGCAGAATCATGTTAATACATTTAATAGGTCATCTCTAGTAAGTTCATTCCTCAATTCGAAGCAGAGAGGAAATTTAGTAGTGGACTACTTTGATTCTACTTATAGGCGATTGAAGTTTAACCCGGACGCAACAAGCATTGAGGATTACTATGTTGTGGAACAAACTATTCTAAATTTAGAAGGTTCTGGTGAAGGCACTAGTTATGAGGCTTACGCAATTCTTAGTGATGGAACCATGTTCTATGGATTTGATTGGGCTGCACGCACTGCTGGTGGCGTAAAAAAGTATATCCCACAGTCTGCTCTGCCCATCCCTAGTGGCCCCCAAAGCGCTGAAATAATACTAACCAACCCAGTTAGTGAAAATTTAGCAGCCAACCAATCTAAGTTTTCATTTAATACTATTGGGGTAGCTGATGCCCCGGAACTCACAGAGAGTACAACTAACGCACCATATAAGCAAATCACTTTTTCTTCAGAACAAGGCTCTGAAATAGGAGCCAATGATGGTAGTGGTGGATATTTTAGGGTTTATCCTTATTCGGGGACTGCTGATGTAACAGGGGGAGTATTTGAGTTTAATGGCTTAGGCCCTACTTCTGGTATGGGTGGTTTGGTTGCCACATTGTCTGGATTTTCTACTAACAGCACCACTCAGTACTATGGTCGTGCCTACTCTTTGTGGGTTAAGTTCGCAGATAGCGATATAGGTGGGGTGACTATCGATCCAGATAAAGCCTCAATGGTTTTCGCTGACGCCATTTGGCCTAATGGAGAGAATAACGCTGCTAACAGTGGTTCTTATTTGATGCAAAGCACTATTAATAATATTAAGTCAAACATCGACCCCGAGCAGGTTATAGCTACATATTATTCCCCAATACAAATGCTTGCGTCAAATGGTAGTACAGACACCGATGGAAATTTTTACTACAGCTACGCTGTCACAACTCCGATAAAAAGGAAGCACTTCCCGGATGGTAATTTTGAGTTCAATAAATGGTATCATCTAGTTTTTACGAATGATAACACCAACCAAACTCAAAATGTCTACATCAATGGTGAATTCCGTATAGGTTCAACTCATACTAGAACAGACAAGTATTTTAGGTATACAGACTATCGACCATTTGAACTTGGTAGAAGAGCCTACTACAATTATACTGGTATGGAGTTTCAGGGTTGGGTGGGTCAGTTTGATTACTATCTTAACGGCGGCGAAGCTTCTCCACTCTCTGAGTCTGATCCAGCAGCGATTTACAATGCTGAGGTTCCTTACTATAACTACTTAGAGCAAAATTCTGGAGGGCAGAATTCTTCAGAAGCAGTTTCAGGCAATACCTATACTGAACCTTTAACCCTAGGTAGTGGTACTAAAGATTTGGAAATGATTTATGTAGAGCCTGGTACCTTTACTATGGGGGATGTAGGGGGGAACAATGCAGAGCCTGTTCACAATGTCACCCTGACTAAAGGATTTTATTTAGGTAAATACGAGGTGACCCAGGCCCAGTACGAGGCAGTGATGACTGGGATAGAGTTGGGGCCGGATTGGTCGAGTGCCACCCCGAGCCAATATGGCGGCAACCCGGACCGCCCGGTGGAGGCGGTATCGTGGAACAACGTTCAGGTATTCCTTACCCGCTTAAATGAACAGCAAGCTGGCAATATCCCTGATGGTTGGGAGTATGCTTTGCCTACTGAGGCTGAGTGGGAGTATGCCTGCAGGGCAGGCACGACCACGGCGTACTCGTGGGGGGATGCAATTTCTTCCACTGATGCGAATTATTATTTTACCGTTGGAGAAACTACTGATGTGGG